TCATTCCTCCCAGATTGGCAGTTCCGGGGATTACGCCCAGATTGGCAGTTCCGGGGATTACGCCCAGATTGGCAGTTCCGGGGATTACGCCAAGATTGGCAGTTCCGGGGATTACGCCAAGATTGGCAGTTCCGGGGATGATTCTGTTATATGTTGCGCTGGTCATAGGTCTATTGTTAAAGCCAAAAAAGGCAGTTGGATCACGCTTGCTGAATGGAAGTATGAAAAAGAAAAGGATCGGTATGTTCCTGTCTGCGTAAAGACTGAATTCGTTGATGGTGAAAGAATCAAGGAAGATACATTCTATAAACTTTGCAACGGAGAATTCGAGGAAGTGGAGGAATAACGTTGAGCAAATACCACAGCCGGAAGATTACACGGGATGGTGAAACATTTGATTCAATCAAAGAGTTTAGGAGATTCCAAGAATTGAAGCTGATGGAAAAGGCCGGGTTGGTTTCTGATATTCAACGGCAAGTTAAATTCAAGCTTATTCCGGCACAGCGGGAATTCACAGACGAAGTAACAAAAACAGGGAAGCCCAAAAAGGGAAAGGTAATTGAACACGAATGCTCATATTATGCAGATTTCGTGTACAAGGATCAGTATGGGCTTCAGGTTGTAGAGGATGTGAAAGGTTTCAGAACTGAATCATATAAGATAAAAAGAAAGCTGATGTTATACCTTCACGGTATCAGAATCAAAGAGGTTTGATATGGACAACGAAGCATTTGAACGGCTTGCACAATCCATAATCATGCAAGCGGCGAGAGATTATCACAACGCATTTATGGCAGTAAAAAAGGATGCGAACAACCACGCTGCACAGGATAACCTTGTAGAACTAAGGCACTTTTTCCGTACAAGATGGTACAAGTGCCTGACTGGGATTCCTGGCGAATTATTGATGCGGAAGTTAGAGGAACAAAACAGTGTTAGGAGGATCAAAGTTATCAATGCTCAAAATCAGAATTAACACACACGGGAACCAGATGCCTGAAAGTCACGGAGAATGGATTGACCTTAGAACTGCTGAAGACGTTTTTCTTCTCCCGCTTGAATACAAGAGGATTTCGCTCGGTGTGTCTATGGAACTTCCTGACGGATACTATGCACACATGGTGCCACGTTCATCCACTTGTGAAAGATACGGAATCATCCAAGCAAACAGCATGGGAGTTTATGAGCATGACTATTGCGGGGACGGTGATATTTGGGCCTTTCCTGCTGTGGCAATCAGGGAAACCTTCATTCCTAATGGAACAAGAATCTGCCAGTTCCGTCTGGTGAAGTGCGCCGAACCCGTTGAGTTTGAACAGGTGGAACTGCTTGGTAACAAAGATCGTGGTGGATTCTGTTCTACAGGAAGGATGTGATTGATTTGAATAATCCGTATTGGGAGCGTGTTTGTAGGCTCTCAGAGCAGCAGAGAGAAAAGGGTATATCAAAATATGGGTACGGCCTTGAAAACAATCCTGCGCCAATTCTTGAACGCATCACGCATATCCAGGAGGAACTAATTGATGGTTTGATGTATCTGGAATGGCTGAAGGACGCATTGGCGGAAGGTGAAGTTGATGATCAGTAATTGGAAGGTTTTCGGCCTTGTTGAAAGTGTGAAGGCAAGCAAATACCCAATGGCTGTAGATATAGAAAGCTGCACCCATGTAATCACAGAAACAACCATGAATCTTGCAACCTGCGACACTGGCACAGGCCATGATCAGTTCTTGACGGGAATCATCGTACAGTTTGACCTGACATTCACTATCAAGGCATGGACTGAAGCTGAAAGATATCACTTCTTTGATTTTGTTTCCAGTCAGTCCACGATGCACAGGATCACAAAGTTCGACTTGGATCATGCGTACATCGACTATGTTGATCCCCGAATGATTGAAATAATGAAGGATCTTGTTTTTGATTACAACCACAAACCTTCTTTGGATAACTTTTTAAGGGTTGTTTATTCCAATCCGGTTGGGTTCCGGCTGACAGCGAGAATGACAACGAACTATAGACAACTGAAGACCATTTACCAACAGCGGAAAAACCACCGTCTTCCTGAATGGCGTAATTTTTGTAACTGGATCAAGGATGATCTTCCCTACTCTGAATTTATAACGGGTTAAAAACCAGAAAGGATGATGAACATGAACAACCTGAAACACACAACCAAAATCGTGAAAGCAATCTTGGAAGAAGATGAACAGGCCAGGAACAGTGACAGCTTCTTGTACCTGAGGGTTCTTGATGTCTACGTCGAAAATAACGGCATTGACATCAAGCAAATGTCCATCACCACTTTCCTTCTGAATCTGCGTGAATTCGGATTCCCGCCTTTTGAAAGTGTAAGACGGGCCAGACAGAAGATTCAGGCCACTTATCCCCACCTTGCTGCTTCTGGCAAGGTGGGGGCAATGCGGGAAGAAAACGAAAAAGAATTTGTTGAATATTCAAAGGATGTGATTTTTTGACTGATGAAAAATTCGTGTTCATATCGGAAAGCAAAGAAAAGAAGAACATAGCGCATAGTGCAAGAAACAGAAGAACCCACGCAGGAAAGGGTGGAAAGGTTCGCTTTCCTTCCGACTATTTATCAAAAAAGGAGTTGGAACAAATGAACAGTGAAGTGACTGCATACAGACTGAATGAAATGATGACATGGAAAGAATACAAAGATATGCCTGATGACATCAAGATAACTTATATCAATCTTATCAGGAAAAAATTCAACGCTCCGTCTATCCGTATCGCTGAAGCATTTGGAATAAGTAAGTTTACGTTTTTAAAAGAAATCAGCCGACTTGGAATCGGAGAAGGAAAAGGAGCCGGTGGAAAACGAATCTGGGATGAAGAAGGATTCAATGAGTGGTGCAACAGAAGCAGAACAGAAGAAACGGAAGAAGATTCTTGTGAATCCGAATCGTTTGTAACAGAAGACAATAAAGAAATTGGCGTTGTTTATCACGAAAATCTTCCTGAACCTGTTTGTGAAAGAAAATCAATCGTTCCTTGTTCTGGTGCATTGACATTCAAATGTGAAGCCGATGCAGCATTGAAAACTGTCATTGATCTTCTTGGAAATTCCGGCGTTAATATGACAATAAGATGGACGTTTCTTGGTGAAGAAACTGATAGGGATGTGGTTTGATGGCTGCTTCAAAGAAGATCAACCCACGGAAAAGGCCAGCAACACAGGCCGACATTCTGAAAGCGAAGAAGGAAGCAACCAGCGAAGCAATCAGTTTTGCCTGGGCTATTATGTTCACGGCATTGCATGACAAAGAAGGTTTCGGAAGGGTAAGACTGAAACGGGTTTGGAAGGAAGTTGAAAACCTGTCTGACAGCGTTGCAAAAGGATATGTTTCCATTACTGATCTAAAGCACACGCTGAAGGAAGAAATGGGGGTGGAGTTGGTCTAATGGCTGATGTGAAATGGATCAAGATCACCACGGATATGTTCGACAACAGGAAGATCAAGCATTTACGCAGACTTCCAGACGGGAACAACATTGTGTTGATTTGGGTTATGCTTCTGACCATGGCAGGACGGTGCAATTCCAACGGGATGATTTTCCTAACAGAGAACATCCCGTATACACCTAAAATGCTTGCTGATGAACTGGACTTTGAAGAAAACACGGTTCAACTTGCACTGAATGCACTGGAACAACTGAACATGATCGTCACAGATGATGGATACTTTTCTATTGCTGGGTGGAACGAATACCAGAGCGTTGACAGACTTTCTGAAATCCGGGAATACAACAGGGTTGCAAAACAAAAATCAAGAGCAAAACAAAAAGCTTTGCATGATGTCAATGACAAGTCAATGACAAGTCAACGGTGTCAAGGCACAGATATAGAAGAAGATATTAAGAATAAGAAAGAAGAAATAGATATTTATGATTATGCGGCTTCTGCGAAGCCGAAAAAACCTACCAAGCACAAACACGGTGAATATTCCAATGTACTTCTGACTGATGAAGAACTTGAAAAACTGAAATCTGAATACTTCGATTGGGAAGAACGGATTGAAAGATTATCTTCCTACATAGCATCAACAGGCAGGGCGTATAAGAGCCATTACGCAACAATTAGGAATTGGGCAAGGAAAGATGCCACGCAATCACAAAATCAATTTACAGGAAACGCTGGTGGGCGAAAATCGAAGGCTGATGAATTGGATGCCTTTTATGCTATGGCTTCGCAGTGGGCAAAAGGTGATTAACTATGATTACGGTTTGCAAGGATTGTCCTGATAGATCGACAGGATGTCACATAAAGTGCAAAAAGTACATCGAAGAAAAGAAGGTTCATGAAGAACAACTTCAAAAGAGAACCAAACAAATGAACAACGATTCTATTTATACAGATTTCGTTGTAAGAAACAAGCTTGCAGTAAAAAAAGAAGGAGGAAGTGATGAATTTGGACAAAACAGAATTTGGTTTACTAGCAGCAGCAATCAGAACGTACTACCCAAAGGAAAACATCCTTCCAAACAAGGAATCTATGGAATTGTGGTTCAGGGAACTTCAAGACATTCCTGCAAATGTGGCTGAAGCGGCCCTTCGGAAATGGGTTGCAACAAACAAATGGTCACCTTCTATTGCAGAACTTAGGGAAACGGCTGCTGAAGTGCAGAACGGTGAAATTCCTGATTGGGGTGAAGGATGGGAACAAGTTTTGACTGCTATCAGGAAATATGGTTCCTATAGGGAACGTGAAGCGTTGGAAAGCCTTGATCCTATGACCAGAACTTGTGTTCAACGGCTTGGATTCAGAAATATCTGTATGTCAGAAAACATTTCAACAGACCGTGCGAATTTCCGCATGATGTATGAATCCCTTGCAGAAAGAGAACAGACCAGACAACAGGTTGCACTTCCGTTGCAGGAAGTAATCAATCAACTGAGGTTGACCGAAAAAGAAGAAAATGGATTTTTGAAAATTGGTGGAGGTTTTTAATGATGAAGACTGTACATGACGTAAAGAAAGCCCTTGATTTTGACACAATGATTAACGTGGTGTATCAGAACCGGAAGGAAGCTGCACAGACTGCAAAAAATGTCAAACCACAAAAGCATAAAAACAAGTGGTTTGATGTTTTCCCGGCCTGTAGAGTTTGACAGAAAAGGACGGTGACAAAAAATGAAACAGCAAAACCCTGTATATCGTCTTTGCAAGAAGTGCATGTGTACATGGAATGTGTCGTGCATTGATCCGCCTAAAAAGCAGGACTACGTTTGCCCAGTGTGTGTAGCAAAGGAGGAAAAACATGGATGAATACATAAACCGGGAAGATCTGCGAGACGCACTGTATGATGCAGATGCTATTACAATGGAAGGAATTAAAATCCTGAATCTGTTCCAAGCCGCCGATGTTGCCCTGGTTCGGCATGGGCGGTGGGTTCTCGTTGATAATGACGAAGAACAGTTTTTCTTCTGTTCTGAGTGCGAAAACAAGGAATATTGGGAGAGTGAATACTGCCCGGCATGCGGCGCAAAGATGGATTTGGAGGACTAACAATGTTACTTTCTGGAAAAGAGATTCAGAAGAATCTAGGAACAGGACTTGATATTATTCCTTTCAACGAAAAACAGTTGAATCCAAATAGCTATAATCTGAGATTAGCAGATGAACTTCTTATTTATGACTGCCCTGTTTTGGACATGAAAAAAGACAACCCCGTAAAACGGCTTAGAATCCCGCAGGAAGGGCTTTTACTTGAACCAGGCAAGTTATACCTTGGACGAACAAAAGAGTACACAGACACACGGGATTTCGTTCCGATGCTGGAAGGAAGATCTTCTATCGGTCGGCTTGGATTGTTCGTCCATGTTACGGCTGGATTTGGTGACGTTGGCTTTGCTGGATATTGGACATTGGAAATGCACTGCATACACCCAATTGTCATCTATCCGGATGTTGAGATATGCCAGATCTATTATCATACCATTAATGGTGATTTCGTTCCATACATAAACGGTAAATATCAGAGGAATCACGGTGTTCAACCTAGTATGCTTTGGAAAGATTGGAGCGTTGAAGATTACGCACTAGAAAGGGCTGAATAAAGGACGGTGAAACAGTGGAACATATTTATTTGAATCTTCAGATGGTGAAAGAAGCTGTGGAAGAAGTTTGTGCATATCGGTGTAAATGGGCTGTGATCTGCGATGACAAGCAGAAGTTGCATGAACGGCATTGCAAAACGTGTGGAATTACAAAACTTGTGAATCTGTTGAATGGTGGTGATATCAATGGGTGGCAGCAAAAACAACGAAGCAAAGGAATACCTGCAACAAGTGAAATTGTGTGATGTACATATCAACAACAGATTGGAAGAATTGGCAAAATTGAAGACATTGGCAACAAAGATAACATCAACGCTATCGTGTGAGCCAGGTGGAGGTTATGGAAACCAGGACAAGCTTGGTGATGCAGTTTCAAAAATCGTTGATATGGAACGGGAAATTGATGAAGCTGTTGATTCCTTTGTTGACAAGAAAAACGAAGTGAGGAAACTTATTGAAAAAGTAAGGAATCCAGATCAACTTGATGTTTTGTACAAGGTTTACTTTCAGTATAAGACATTAGAACAAGCAGCATGTGAAATGGGATATAGTTACAGAAACGTGTGTTATATCCACGGGAAAGCGCTTCAGGAAGTGGAACGATTGCTGAAAAAGTGAATTTTTTCATTAAATTTCATAGAATTTCATTAAAATGTTTATTATCATGTAATCTGAAGAAGTTTTAAGATAAAATGATTTTTTCTGACCAGACACGGGTTTACCTCCTTCCCGTGTCTGGTTTTTGTTTTGCCAAAGAAAGAAGGTGATGATTGTGGCGAAACTAACACAAAAACAGCAAAGATTTTGTGACGAATATCTGATTGACCTAAACGCAACGCAGGCCGCAATCAGAGCCGGGTATTCAAAAAGAAGTGCGAGACAGATTGCAGATAGGAACATGTCAAACGTTGACATCAAAAGTTATATCAAAGAACGCATGAAACAGAAAGAAAAAGAGTTAATAGCTGACCAGGATGAAGTAATGCGCTATCTAACATCTGTTCTGCGTGGTCAATCACAGTCTGAAATAGTTGTTGTCGAAAGCACGGGTGACTTCATGTCACAGGCCAGGACGATGCAGAAAGCACCAGACGAAAAGGAACGGCTGAAGGCTGCTGAACTGTTAGGAAAGGCGCACATGCTATTCACTGACAAGGTTCAGCAGGAAGTTGACATGGATCTGAACATCACTGTGGATTATGGTGATGGCGAATGAAGATAAGTGTTCAAGCTAATCCTTGCTTCAAGGAAGTTGACCGAAGTAACAAACGATACATTGTGATGAAGGGAAGTGCCGGTTCTGGAAAGAGTGTGGACACTGCCCAGAATTATATTCTGCGGCTGATGAAGGACAAGGGAAGGAACCTTGTATGCATCCGCAAATCAGACATCACGAACCGTGACAGCACCTTTGCAGAACTAACTGGTGCTATATATCGGATGTTTGGTGACAAAGCAGATCGATATTGGCAAATCAATATGTCACCACTGAAATTGACATGCAAAGCAAACGGGAATCAGATTATCTTCAGAGGGATGAACGATGATAAACAACGTGAAAAGTTGAAGTCAATCACATTCCAGAAAGGCAAGTTGACGGATGTTTGGTGTGAGGAAGCAACGGAATTGACACAAGCTGATGTTGAAATCATTGATGACCGTTTGCGTGGTGAACTTCCAGAAGGCCAGTTCTATCAAATCAGGTTGACTTTTAACCCGGTAAACAAAAACCATTGGATCAAAAAAGTGTTTTGGGATATTCCAGACGCAAACACAATGTGTCACCATTCCACTTATGAAATGAACAGGTTCATTGATGATGCGTACAGACAGCGCATGGAAAGAAGGAAACTTGTTGATCCTGAAGGCTATCGTATTTATGGACTTGGTGAATGGGGGGAAATTGGCGGTCTGATTCTCCACAACTGGGAAATAAAAGAAATATCACAGAACCCGGTTGACTATGATGATTTTGCAAATGGGCAGGACTTTGGGTTCAACCATGCAAACGTCATTCTTCCTGTTGGTATCAAGGATGACGATTTATACATAACAAAAGAATTGTATGAATTTGAAAAGGACACGAATGAACTAATTGGAATTGCTGAACGGATTGGAATCGACAAGCGAAAACAAATGTGGTGTGATTCCGCAGAACCAGACAGAATCAAGATGTGGCAAAAGGCTGGGTTCCGTGCAAAGGGCGTTGACAAGGGTGGTTCCGCTGGTTCTGTAAAAGCCCAAATTGACTGGTTGAAACAACGGAAAATATATGTGCATCCTTCGTGCGTGAATACAATCAAAGAGTTGCAACAGTGGAAATGGAAAAAGGATGATAAAACAGGTGAATACATAGATGATCCTGTTCCATTCCAAGATGATGCAATGGCGGCATTGCGTTATTCTGTTGAAGGTTGGAGAAAGAAAAAGAAATGGCTTGTGTAAAGAAGGTGAAAGGAATGAACAACACAATCAATGTTGTGGTCAAAAACAAGATTGCTGTTACAGTAGATGAAACACTGTACATCTGCGGAAATAGTGATTTTGTTATCATCTTTGACTTTGATGAAGAATGGGCTGATTTCGATGTGAAGACGGCACGGTTCATTTGCGATAACAGAACATATCAAGATGTTGTATTCACGGGCAGTCAATGTCCTGTTCCTATCATTTCCAACACTTACAACATAAGAGTTGGAGTGTTTGCGGGTGATTTGCATACAACAACACCGGCAATGATCAGTGCAAAGAAGTCCATCCTGTGTGGTGTAGGAACGCCTGAAACACCGAAAGAAGATGTCTATGCACAGATCATGGTATTGCTTCAGGGTATTGAAATCATTGACCGTGAAACCATTGCTGAAGCTGTTTCTGCCGCTGTTTCTGCTGCCGATACTGCAACAGAACAAGCAGAAAAGGTTGATACTGCCATTGGTGAAGCGGCGTGGATCGGATTTGAACTGGATGAAAACGGTGAACTGTACGCAGTTCTTTCCCCTGGTTCTGAAGCATCTTTTTATCTTGACGAAAATGGTTATTTGGGGGTGCAGATGAATGTCTGAATTCAATCGCTTTTTATTAGGCCCTGCAACGGCCTATGCCCTGGCAGTTAAGCAGGGCTTTGACGGCACACTGGATGAATGGCTTGCTAGTCTGAAGGGTAACGCATTCACCTATGATGACTTCACCCAGGAACAACTTCAGTCCCTGAAAGGAGAAAAGGGCGATGCTTTCACCTATGAAGATTTTACACAGGAGCAGTTGAACGCACTTAAAGGAGAAAAGGGAGATTCTTTTACATATGAAGATTTCACGGAAGACCAGTTGAAAAGTCTTCGTGGCCCTTCCGGTAAAAATGGCGTGACACCGCACATTGGAAGCAATGGGAATTGGTTCGTTGGAACCACTGACACTGGTATTCCTGCAACTGGCCCTGTTGGCCCTGTTGCCCCTGCGCTGGCTGTGACCAACACCGCCGCTGTCGGCCAAACCATCAAGGTATCTGCGGTGGACGAAACCGGACAGCCAACCGAGTGGGAAGCGGTGGATATGGCCAGCGGCACGACTACCGAACGTGAGTGGACGATTCTTGGCGAGGTTGACTGCTCTCTTGTTGATGGAGAAATCATTTTTAATGGGCTGGATGATTTTACGGAATTCCTGATTTTGTGGAGTAATTTGAAAAATGACAGCACATTAAGTTCTGGATATTCTGCTCATATCAATTCGGTGAATATCTCTGCGTTCGATGCTGTCCCTATCATGAACTCCAGTGGGACTGAACTTTATGGATATACCTATCTTCGCTTTAACGGGCTGTTTTGGGAGATCCGGAGTTCCAAAGGCGCTAGTTCCGATTCGAACGTGACAATGAACAATAATAACGCGATATACCCGTATAATGTCAAGATTGGCACCGGAAAAGCAACAGAGTTTAAACTCTCGTGTTCCACGTATTCCTATAAAGCAACGTCCGGGTCAATCATCGTTTGGGGGAGATGAAAAAATGAAACAATACATCAACGGAGAGTACATAGAAATGTCCGCCGAGGAAATTGCCGCCATGCAGACCGAGCAGGCAGAATATGAAGCCTACGAGCGCACACGCCCGCTGACGTTGGAGGAGGTCTCCCGGATGCTGATAACGCAGCAGATCAACAGCCTTGCCGTGGACGATAACACGGCATTGCGGATGGCTGAGTTTTACCAGGAGTGGGAAGCCGGCCAGGACTACCCGGAGGGCTACAAGGTGCAGCACGGCGGCAGGCTGTGTCGCTGTCTCCAGGCGCACACATCACAGGACGGCTGGGAGCCGGAGAACGCCCCGGCTCTGTGGGAGGAAATCTGTGAGACACACGACGGGTCGCTGTATGATCCCATCCCATATGAGGGAAACATGGCGCTGGTGAGCGGGAAGCATTACAGCCAGGACGGGGTTGTGTATCTGTGCAGCAGGGACACGGTGAATCCCGTTTATAACCCGCTGCGTGAGCTGGTGGGGTTGTATGTGTCGAAAGTCTGAAAACAGCAGACGAAAGCCATGCCCTGAAATTTACCGAAAGGCGGTGAATAAATGCTAACACCTGAAGAAATCAAAACCTTCATTGACAATGACCGGGCAAGCAAGAAAAAGCAACTTGCAAGGGTTGGCCAGCGATACTATGAAGCGGAACATGACATCCGGGATTATAGGCTATTCTGGATTGACCAGGACGGTCAGGTTCAGGAAGACAAACACCGATCAAATATCAAAATTTCTCATCCTTTCTTCACAGAACTGGTTGACCAGGAAGTGCAGTACATGCTTTCCGGCAAGGATGGCTTCATCAAGTCTGACATTCCTGAATTACAGGAACAACTTGACCTGTACTTCAATGATGATGAAGATTTCATGTCTGAATTGTATGAAGTTCTGACTGGCTGCATTTCCAAGGGATTTGAATATGCATTTGCATATAAGAACAAGGATGACAGAACGGCTTTCCAATGCGCTGACAGCTTGGGTGTTGTCGAAGTCAAGGAAAAGGAAACGGATGACGGTTGCGAATATGTCATCTACCATTACATTGACAGGATCGGAAAGGATGGGAAGAAGATCAAGCGAATCCAGGTGTGGGATGAAAAAGAAACCACATTCTATTGTCAGGAAGATGACGGAAAGATTGAACTGGATAAGTCTTTCAAAGTTAATCCAAGACCGCACGTTATGTGGCGTGAAGGTGATGGATCCACCTACTTTGAAGGGTTCGGTTTCATTCCCTTCTTCCGTCTTGACAACAATCAGAAGCAGTTCAGCGGTCTGAAGCCTATTAAGGAATTGATTGATTCCTATGACCTGATGAATTGCGGCCTGGCTAACAACATCCAGGACAGCAACGAAACCCTGTTCGTGGTCAAAGGCTTTGACGGGGACAACCTGGATGAACTTCACTTCAATGTGAAGAACAAGAAAATTATTGGTGTTGGTGATGACGGGGATGTGGAAACCAGAGTGGTTGACATTCCTGTGGAAGCACGAAGAACCAAGATGGAGATTGACGAAAAGAATATCTACCGTTTTGGTATGGGATTCAATTCTGCACAACTTGGGGATGGCAACATCACCAACATTGTCATCAAGTCCAGGTATGCCCTTCTTGACCTGAAGTGTAACAAGCTGGAAATCCGGCTGAAACAGTTCATGAGAAAGCTGCTGAAGGTTGTCCTGGCTGAAATCAATGAACGGGACGGCACTGACTACAAGCAGAAGGATGTTTATTTCGATTTCCAGCGGGAAGTCATGACCAATGCTTCTGACAACGCACAGATCGAACTGACCGATGCACAGAAGCAGCAAGTGCAGATCACCACCATGCTTAATCTTGCTTCCTATCTGGACGATGAAACCCTGATGCAGAACATCTGTGATGTTTTGGACATCGACTACAACGAAATCAAGGACAAGCTGCCCAAGCGGGAAGAAATGAATCCACTGGCGGCACAGACGGCCCTTGATAGTATTCAGACGGAAGAACCAGCTGAACCTGTCGGTGGTGATGTGATTGAATAAGCGTGAAAAAGAAGTCATCCAGGCACAGCTTGATGCAGAAAAGGCTGTTCTGAAGAAGCTGGAAACGCAGTATCAAAGAGTTTTGAACGACATCAACCAGAAAGTCAAGTTATTTGATTCTGACATAAAAGGTCTTGATGCCCTACTGAACATGGAAGGCTTTGACGATGGCCGCAAGGCAACCCTGGAATCTATGAAGCAGTCCAAGGTATATCAGAAGCAATATCAGGAAGCCTTGAAGAAACAGATTGCAGGCATCCTGGACAAGCTGCACGGTGACACCTATTCCACGGTTGAACAATACCTGAAGGAATGCTATCAGGACGGCTACATTGGAACAATGTATGACATCCAGGGGCAGGGTGTTCCAATCGTGGTTCCTATTGATCAGGAATCTGTGACAAAAGCTGTTGTTCTGGATTCCAAGGTTGTCAAAGGCTATTATGATGCGCTTGGCGTTGATTTCGACAGGCTGAAGAAAGTGATTCCCGCTGAAGTATCACGGGGAATCGCTTCTTCCCTGCCCTATATCGACATTGCCAGGAACATCAACAACGCTTCCAAAAGCGGCCTATATAATGCAGTACGCATTGCCAGGACAGAGGGCCACAGAATCCAACAGTCTGCCACACACGATGCACAGAAGGCCGCAAAGGCAAAAGGTGCTGATGTTGTGAAACAGTGGGATTCCACACTAGACGGCAGAACAAGACCGACACACAGGAAATTGGATGGTCAGATCCGGGAAGTGGATGAACCATTTGAAGTGGATGGCATGAAAGCCATGATGCCTGGTGATTTCGGCAGACCTGAAGAAGACATCAACTGCCGGTGTGTTTCCCTGACCAGGGCAAAGTGGGCATTGGATGACGATGAACTAAAAACCCTGAATGAACGTGCTGAATTCTTTGAATTGGATAAGGCGAAAGACTTTGAAGATTTCAAGAAGAAGTATCTGAAGGCATCAAAACAGATGGAATAAGCAATGTTCAGATTTTGCACATTGCTTTTTTCATGCCTTGAAGGTGGTGATGATATGGCAGTAAAGCGCATGTCAAATGATTCACATAAATACTGCTTCAGCAAGAAACTTCTGATTGCAGATTATGTGATTCTTCTTCTGATGATTCTTTCGTTCTTTATTTTCACGATTAACGGGAAGGATACATCAAACTGTTCGGTTGTTGTCGGTGCGTGGATTGCACAGATTGCCATTTCGAGCGGTTGTTATTACTGGAAAGCAAAAAGCGAAAATTTAATTAAGATGCCGGTTTTGCTGCTGAATGATCTTCCTAAAGACATGAGAGAAAAAGCAGATCCAAATCAAATCATTGCTTCTGTTCTTGGTATCGGGACAAATAATTGAGGGAAGGAGAAAATAACATGGAACAGATTATTGACATTGTAATCAAAATCCTTGCAATGCTGCTTGCTCTTGGCATCGGATATTCTGGAAAGTATCTGATTGCTTTTTTGAAATCCAAGATGGATGACAGAGATGCAGAAAAGCTTGACTTGTTTGTTTCTGAATTGGTTGCTGCTGCTGAACAGCTTTATGCTGAATCAGACGAAACTGGCAGTATTCGCAGAGGATATGTACAGAAAATGCTGGTTGAAGCAGGATATGAAATTACTGAAGCTGTTAAGGCTATGATCGAAGCAAAGGTCTATGACATCAACATCACGAACAAGTCTGTGAAGGCGGGTGAAGTCGCATGAATCTTCGCAAATGTTTTGCAACCAATAACCAGTGCTATAAGAACGCAAAGAAGATGACCGTCAAAGGCATCATGGTTCACAGCACCGGTGCAAACAATCCAAACCTGAAGCGATATGTTCAGCCGGATGACGGCCTTTTAGGTGTCAATCCAAATGGCAACCACTTCAACACCCTGAATCCTGGTGGACGAAAGGTGTGTGTTCATGCCTTCATCGGCAAGCTGAAGGATGGCAGTATTGCAACATATCAGATCATTCCTTGGAATTGGGTGGCATGGCACAGCGGCGGTGGTTCCAAGGGCTATGCCTACAACATGGGATACATCGGTTTTGAAATCTGTGAAGATGGCCTGACCGACAGAACCTACTTCAACAAAGTATATCAGGAAGCGGTGGAACTTTGCATCTACCTGTGCAAGCAGTACGGCCTGACTGAAAAGGACATCATTTGCCATTCCGAGGGGCACAAGATGGGCATTGCATCCAATCACGGTGATGTCATGCATTGGTTCCCTAAACATGGCAAGAGCATGGACACCTTCAGGGCCGCTGTCAAAGTTGGTCTGACTGGCACTGCGCAGAAGTCCACAGAATCCGCTGTGAAGCCCACTGCAACAAACACCGAAAAGATCATTGTGGAACCAGCAAAAAGCATTCACAAGGCATATTCCAAGGCCTGGACAGTCAATGCAAAGAGTGGCTTAAATATGCGTGTTGGTGCGGGTACAAACAAGGACATCATCAAGACCTTGCCAAATGGATCCAGGGTGCGCTGCTATGGTTATTACACCAATAACAGCGGGACTATCTGGCTTTATGTCGTGGATGATTCCGGCACAAAGGGCTATGTGTCCAAGACATATCTGAAGTGATGAAAAGACTGCTGGAAACAGTGGTCTTTTTATATTTCGCCGGGGACGGCGTAAAACATCTATTTCTTGCATGATGCGACCATGTAAAAAGCGTATAGAAATCACAGAAAGGAAGAAAAACCATGACTATCTCTGAAATTCTGAAGGCAAAGGGCGTTTCTGATGATGTTGTCCAGGCTGTTCTGGATGACATGAAGGCAAACAAGATATTCACCGCAAGTGAAGAAAACCTTGATGTTCGATATGGCAAACTGAAGACTGACCACGAAGGCAAAGTGAAGGAACTGACTGAAGCACAGAATCTGATTTCCGAACTGAAGAAGTCCACTAAGGGACAGGAAGATCTTCAAGGCAAGATTTCCACCTATGAAAGCCAGGTCACACAGCTTCAGAAGGAACTGGAACAGACCAAATTGGAATCCGCAATCAAGGTAGAACTGCTGTCTGCAAAGGCAATGGATGTTGATTACTTGACATTCAAGCTGAAGGAAAAGGGTGAACTGTCACTGGACGAAGACGGCAAAATCAAGGGATGGGATGACAAGCTTGCGGGCCTGAAAACTCAGTTCCCCAACCAGTTTGAAGCAGCGGCAAAAAAGAACATCCTGGAAAATAAACTTCCGGGCAACGATGAAGGCGGTGACACCATCACAAAGGAATCCCTGCTGAAAATGCCCTATGCAGAACGGATGAAGATTTTCAATGAAAACCCTGAAGCGTACAAAAGCGCAATGGGCAATTAAGAAAGGATCGTGAAAAATTATGGCAGTTACTATGATGGAAAATATGGTCAATCCCCAGGTTATGGGCGATATGATCAACGCAAAGATTGAAGCACTGGCAAAGATCACCCCCTATGCAAAGGTTGACACCACCCTTCAGGGCGTTCCCGGTGACACCAAGACTGTTCCTTCCTGGAACTATATCGGTGATGCTGAAGATGTAGAAGAAGGCGCTGAAGTTGGCCTTACTCAGATGTCCGCATCCACCACCACCTTCACCATCAAGAAGGCAATGAAGTCCGTTGGTCTTACTCAGGAAGCAATCAATTCCGGCCTTGGAAATCCCGTTGGTCAGGCTGAATCTCAGCTTGCAAAGGCCATTGTGGGCAAGGTGGACAATGATATTCTTGATGCAGCACTGACCGCATCCAATGTACACACTGCCGGTGCTGTCATCGGCTATGCAGGCATCGTGGATGCTGTGACCAAGTTTGAGGACGAGGAAGACGGCATTGATAAGGTTATGTTCATTTCTCCAAAGCAGGAAGCAACCCTTCTGAAGGATCCTGACTTCCTGTCTGCTGACAAGTTCACCGGTGGTGTGGCTGTCAACGGCGCAATCGGCAAGATTGCAGGTTGCTGGATCAAGAAGTCGAACAAGATCAAGGCAAAGTCTGGTGTGTTCACCTGCCCCATCATCAAACTGGAACCTGATTCTGCTGAGACTGAGTACACCGAAGATGAACTGCCTGCACTGACCATCTTCCTGAAGAAGAACACTTCTGTTGATGCAGAGTTCAAGCCCCGTTCCCAGACTCATGAGATCACTGCTGCTAAGTATTACGGTGTAGCACTGACCAACGATGCAAAGGTTGTCCTGGCAAAGTTCACCGAAACCCAGGCATAAAGGAAGGAATGAATTCGGATGATCATGACTGTTGCCGAACTGCGGCGATATGTTGAAACCGAAGAAGACGACCAGGTGCTTGAAGTTAGACTTCAAGCCCTGGAAGGTCTTATTCGGGCATATACGAACAACAATTTCCAGGCAAGGGATTTCCGGGCGGTTGCTGTTGCGGCATCTGATAAAACCCTAATGGTCAACACCACTGTCCCCTTTGCTGCCGGTGACACCTTGCAGATCACCGAATCTAACTTGATGCCTGATGCCCTTGTCACGGTTGTTTCTGTGGACGGAAACACAGTCAGGGTCAAAGAAGATCTGTTTGATGAATCTGGTGTTGAGATCACGAAGGTCAAATATCCCCAGGATGTCAAGATGGGGGCTGTTAACCTTATGAAGTGGGAACTGGCACAGCGGGAGAAGGCAGGCATTTCTTCTGAAACCATTTCCAGGCATTCTGTGACCTATTCCAACATGGACGGGGAAAACTCCGTCATGGGCTTTCCAAAGTCTCTGATGGGATTCCTGCGGCCCTATAAGAAGGCTAGAGTGGGAAGGGGATTCCGTGTATGATAGGAATATTAGGAAACATCTATGGAACAGTCCAGGTCTACACCACTACCAAGAACGAAATTGGCGAGAATGTGAAGACCTGGACTGATGTCCAGAAGATCAAGGGATGGATTGACTTGTCTGCCGGCGAAGCACGACACAACACCTTCCACAGCAAGATCCAGGAATCAACCCACATCTTCATTGCTGATTATGTGGAATTGGATAAGCGAATCACCACAGAAACGTCCAGAATGGTCATCGGCGGCTTCGCTTATGATGTTCTTCTGATTGACAATCCAATGGGCATGATGTCCGGTTCACAGTTGGAAATCTATCTGCGATACACAGGGGGCCAGTGATCATGTCTGTGGAATTCACTGACAACAGCATGGAAGTCAAGGCTGCTTTGGAATCTGCTGTGGAACAATTCTTGGAGGAAGCAGGCGGTGAACTAGAATCACAGGCTATGAGGAATCAGACAAGAGTTGACACAGGTCAAACAAAGGGCGGTTGGACACACATCGTGGATGACAAGAAAGTTACCATCGGCAACCCGCTTGAAAATGCCATTTGGGAAGAATTCGGCACTGGCGAATATTCCATCAAAGGTGGCAGAAAGGGCGGTTGGGTCTACAGAGACAAGAGAACAGGAAAGTTCTACAAGACCAGGGGTAAAACAGCCCTTAGACCTTTGCACAACGCATTCACAGCAAACAAGAGCAAGATCATAAGAAGGGCAGAGCAGATCCTGAAGGGAAGGATGGGATGAAGTGACAAAAACAGCATTGAAAATGATTTCAGATGCCATGGAATCCCTGGGCATTGAATACGGCTTTGGAGAGTATTCCACAGACGAAGACGGAAACGTGGTTTATCCGTATTTTGTCGGTGAATATACAGAAACAGAGCCGTACACAGAAGACGGGCTTCAGGAAGCAACATTCCTTCTGGTTGGTTTTTCTAGGGGTTCCTGGTTGGAACTTGAAAACACAAAAGAACAGATCGAAACATATTTCAACCGGGTTTCTGGCAAAACAGTCATTGCTGACAATGGTTCAGCGGTGGCTGTTTTTTATTCCCACAGCTTGATTGTCCCCACAGGTGATGCAGAACTGAAAAGCATCCAGATAAATTTGACTATCAAAGAATGGAAGGTGAACTAATATGGCTTTTGAGGAACTGAAGTCCAGCGGAATCACTGCTGAAACTCCTAAAAACATCATCCTTGGTGCAGGTACGCTTCACAAGGGCCTGACGTTTTCTGGTGGAAAATGGAACTTTGAAGAATCCCTGATTGGCGCTACTTCTGGTGGAACTAAGATCAGCATTGTCCCTGAATTCAAGGATATTGAAGTTGACGGCGCACTTGTCAAGGTTAAGGGGCTTGCTGTTAAAATCGGTGAAACTGCGACAGTCGAAACCAACATGGTTGAACTTACTGCTGAATGGATCAAAAGCACAGTTGTTGGTCAGGTAGGAACGTCTGAATATGAAGGATTTGATGTAATCGAATCCAAGCGGCAGATTGAGGACGGTGACTACATTGAAAACTTCGGCTTCATCGGCAAGAAGATGGACGGAACTCCTGTCATCATTATCTTTGACTATGCCCTTTGCACGTCCGGTTTTGAGCATGAAGGGAAAAATAAGGAAAACGGTGTGTTCAAGGCAACTTTTGAATGCTATGCTGCACTGTCCAGTGAAGCGGATATTCTGCCTTATCACATTTACACTCCTTCCGCAACTGTTTGATAAAAAACACAGGGTCATCTTTGCTTGAAGGTGGCCCTGTGTTATTTAAATCTAATGAAGAAAGGAATGTTTTCAATGGATGAAGTAAAGAATTTGGCAAAAGCTTATGAACTGCGGACTTTGTGTGCAGATGATGTCTTCCCTATGTTCAAGATTATTTCAAAGATCGGTATCAAGGAATTCAAATCCTGTTTTGAATCTGATGATGTCAAGGAAGCAATCAAGAGTGCAACCAATGGCGTTGAAAATCAGGAAGATCTGGAAGTGATCGGCCTTGGTGTTGCCCTGGAAATTGCCAGTGTGATCATGGCGAACATTCCCCAGGCAAAGGAAGACATCTATCTATTCCTGGCACAGATTTCCGGTATGTCCAAGGATGACATCAGAAACCTTCCTATTTCCACCTTCACTGAAATGATCATTGATGTGGTGAAGAAAGAGGAATTCAAAGATTTTTTTGGGGTTGTCTCCAAGTTGTTCAAGTAAATGACATCAAGTTCCTGGATCTGCTGTTCAAACGGTATGCAAGCCCAATGGTGCTGTTGGAACAAATGATCAGGACAGGCCGTTTCTCTGAATTCGTTGGTGAAATCCTTTCGATTCACAACGAAGAAACAGAGGAAAAGGTCTTGTGGGAATTCTGGTGCCACAAGGTCTTTGATATGACCTACCAGGAGTTTTTGAACAAGAGCAAGGTAACGACATCCAAAGCATCGGAAAAGCCTTCCCAGGAAATCCTGGAAGCAACCGTGATGGAATCTAGGGACATTCTAAACAGCTTTTGCCCTTCCTAAGAAAGGGGAAAGCATGGAACTTTTCAAGCTGCTTGGAACCATTGCTGTTGACAGCAGTGGAGCGAATCAAGCACTGGATGATGTTTCACAGAAAGCCGGATCCACAAGCGATGAAGTGTCTTCGTCTGTTTCCAAAATCGGAACAGTTGCCGGGAATATCGCAAAAGGCATCGGCGTTGCTGGTGCTGCCATTGGCGGTGCATGGATTGCGGCGATTGAAGGTTCAAGAGAGTACAGGGCAGAAATGGCTTTGCTGGAATCTGCTTTTGAGACAGCAGGCCATTCTTCCACAGAAGCTAAAAACACCTATTCAGAATTGAATGCCGTCCTGGGTGACAGCGGACAAGCCGTTGAAGCATCACAGCACATTGCCTTGCTTGCTGATAACGAAAAGGAACTTCAAACATGGACAGACATCTGCACAGGCGTTTACGCCACGTTTGGTGAATCCCTTCCTATCGAAGGGTTAGCAGAAGCAGCGAACGAAACAGCAAAAACAGGCATTCTGACCGGAGGATTGACTGATGCGTTGAATTGGGCTGGAATCAAGGAAGAAGAATTCCAGAAGAAACTGGATTCCTGCACAACGGAACAGCAACGGCAAGACCTGATCATGAACACACTGAATGGCACATACAAGAAAGCATCTGAACAGTACAAGACCACAAACAAGGATGTCATGGATGCACAGAAAGCCCAGGAAAAGCTGACAGATGCGTTTGCTGAATTGTGGCGCATTGGTGAACCTATATTGACAGATATCAAGGAAAAGGTCGCTGAAATGGCATTGACGGCTATACCACACTTGGAGAATTTCGTCAACAAGGTCAAAAGTCTTATGACTTGGATCAACAATAACAAGCAGTCAATCAAGGATTGGGGTGCTGTTATTGTTGGGGCCACGGTTTCCATCGGTGCGTTCCTGTTGGTGCTGAAGTGGGGTTCCATACTTGGGGCTGCTACAAAGGCCGTGAAAACGTGCAGAGCGGAACTGGTGTTGTTCAATGCAACATTGAGGGCAAACCCTGTTGGGCTTGTGATAAGCCTTCTGGCAGGGCTTGTGGCGGCTTTCGTGTACCTGTGGAACAACAACAAAGGTTTCCGCAATTTCTGGATTTCTCTGTGGGAAAAAATAAAATCTGTTTGCGGTTCCGCTGTCGGCTGGATCAAAGGCAAATTCAATGATTTCAATTCAGCTTTAGGAGTTGTCAAAACTGCTTTCAACAACATTAAAAACTCAATTTCAGACAAGATGGAAGAAGCGAGAAAAAAGGTGAAATCTGTCATTGATAAAATCAAGGGATTTTTCCCGTTGAGCATCGGCAAGATTTTCAGCAATTTGAAAATTCCAAAGATTTCTGTCAGCGGTGGCAAAGCACCTTTCGGTATTGCAGGAAAAGGAAAACTTCCAAGTTTCAATGTAAAATGGAACGCTGCCGGCGGCATTTTGAATGGTGCAACGATATTCGGACAAATAGGAAACACACTGCTTGGCGGCGGTGAAGCTGGGCCTGAAGCGATTGCTCCAATTGATGTCTTGTTTGGTTATGTTAAGGAAGCGGTACAAACAGAGAACGAAGGAATCATCAGGACACTGATTGAACAGAACAGAATCCTTATGGAATTCCTTTCCAGGGTTGTTCCTTCCCGTGTCATACTTGACAGTGGTGTTCTAGTTGGGGAACTTGTTCCCGCCATTGACGGAAGACTTGCTGACAGGTGGATCCATTCAAAAAGAGGTAACACAAGGTAAGGCCACGTTTAACCGTGGCCTTTTTCTATTCCCAACGAAAGAAGGGATACAAATGGAACTTTTTAAGTTATTCGGAACTATCGCAATTGAAAACGATGAAGCAAATTCCAGTATTGATGAAACTACAGGCAAGGCTTCTGGTGCAGGTGACAAGATTTCTTCAGCGTTGAAAAAGGTTGGCGGCGTTGTTGCAACTGCCTTTGCGATTGATAAAATCAAAGACTTTGGTGCTAATTGCATCAATGCAGCAGCAGACGCAAGTGCCATGACTTCCCAGTTCTCCCAGGTGTTCGGGGATCTGGAAAGCACAGCAAGCGCAAATTTAACCGCAATCGCTGATAATACTGGCATTGTGGAAAACCGGTTGAAGGGAAGCTATACACAGATTGCTGCCTTTGCAAAAACTGGCGGAATGGAAACGGCTGAAGCCCTTTCCCTTGCAGACCGTGCCATGGTTGCTGTGGCAGACAGTGCTGCTTTCTATGATCGGAGCCTTGAAGAAACCACTGAAAGCCTTCAATCTTTCCTGAAGGGCAACTATGAAAATGACGCTGCCCTTGGCCTTTCTTGTACGGAAACAACCAGAAACGCTGCCGCAAACAAACTCTACGGCAAATCATTCAACGAACTGTCTGAAGCCCAGAAGCAATTGACCTTGCTTCAGATGGTCGAGGATGCAAACAAGCTGTCCGGTGCAATGGGTCAGGCGGCAAGAGAATCCGACACATGGACGAACCAGACAGGCAACCTAAAACAGGCGTGGACGGACTTCCAAGCTGTGATTGGTGAAAAGTTTTTGCCGGTTGCGGTAGAGGTTGTCAAGAAGCTTCAGGAATTCTGTGTTTGGGCAAGCCAAAACCAAGGTGTTATCGTTGCGCTTGCCGCTTCCATTGGCGTTCTTGTTGGCACGATTGGCCTATATAACGCAGTGCAGGCTGTAAAAGCAGCCATGAATGCAGCAGAAACGGCATCCCTTGGTGCGTTGGTTGCTGCAAAGTTAGCGGATGCAGCAGCAACAATGGCAGTCATTGCACCTTATGCCCTGGTTGTTGCGGCAATCGCTGCAATCATTGCAATAATCGTTGTGTGCGTCAAACACTGGGATGAAATCAAGGCAAAGGCCCTGGAAGTTGCTGAAGCAATCATAAAAAAATGGACTGAATTCAAGGATAAAGTTTCCAAGTTGATGACAGATTTGATGTCCAAACTACAATCTATTTGGGAAAACATAAAATCTGCTGTTGTGGAAAAGTGTTCTGAAATCTACAATTCTGCATCCGAAAAATTCCAGGCCATGAAAGCTGCTATTGAGGAAAAGGTCAACGCAGCAAAACAGGCTGTGTCCACTGTTTTTTCCAACATCAAAAGCACAATTTCTGAAAAAGTCAATTCTGCAAAATCTACTGTTACCAATGTTTTTTCGTCCATCAAGACGGCAATCAGCGAAAAAATCAATTCTGCCCGTGATACTGTTCAGAGAGCCATTGACAAAATCAAAAGCATTATGAATTTTTCCTGGTCGCTTCCCAAGTTGAAGCTACCGCACATCAGTATTTCTGGTAGATTCAGCATCAATCCACCTTCTGTGCCTAGATTCAGTATTTCTTGGTACAAGAAAGCAATGGAAAATGCAATGATTCTTAATAGTCCAACTATCTTTGGTTACTCCCATGCATCCGGCAAGTTCCTTGGTGGTGGTGAAGATGGAAGCGAGGTTGTAGCAGGTTCTAACACTCTGATGGAAATGATCGGAAATGCTGTTGCAGAAAAGAATGCAGCTTTGGAATCCCATCTGCAAACACTTGTGAATATGTTGGCAAACTATTTCCCGCAAGTTATCCAGGCGGCAGGACATGACATTGTAACAAACGATGGTGTTATAGTGGCACGTTATGCACCAATGATTGATGCTGAACTTGGTAAAACATCGTCTAGGAAAGGAAGGGGAAGATAAATGTACTATGTTACTTGTGACGGTTTTCCTTTGCTAGATTGCCATAACAACAATTTGATTCTTGTTAATCCGAAGGTAAAACTGGAAGTCAATACAGTTGGTGAATGTTCTTTTGCGATTTATAACAATCATCCTAATTATGACAAAATAAAAAAACTAAAATCAGTTATTGAAGTGTCTGATGAAACAAGTGTTATTTTTAGGGGCCGTGCAACAGGTGACAGCATCGACATTGACAACGGAATGTCTGTTGATGTTGAAGGTGTTATGGCATATTTCAACGATTCCATTGTCAGACCGTTTAGTTTTCCTAGTGAATTCACAGAAAAAGAAGATTACATTGCTGCTTCTGAAAGCGGGAATGTAATCCAATTTTTCCTTTCCTGGTTGATTGATAACCACAATTCACAGGTTCAGGATTTCCAAAAATTAAAGCTTGGGAATGTTACGGTAACAGATCCAAATAACTACATTACAAGATCAAATTCAAGCTATGCTTCAACGTGGGACACGCTGAAATCAAAACTGTTTGATTCTTCCTTGGGCGGTTATCTTTGCATTCGTTATGAGCCGGACGGAAATTATATTGATTATCTTTCTGAATTTACGGATGTAAACACACAAACAATCACATTTGGGAAGAACATTCTTGATCTTATCAGAGAAACCGAGCTGTCATCTTTGTATTCCGCTTGCATCCCGCTTGGTGCTGCTGACATTACAATTGAAGGACATCCTGACAAGGATTTAACTGATGATATTGTAAAAAAAGGAGATACAATCTATTCTAAGAAAGCCGTTGAAGAATATGGTTGGATCTATGCACCGACTTCGGAAACAACTTGGGATGATGTTACAGATGACGCAAACCTTGTGAAGAAAGCAGGGGAACGGTTAGCAAACGGTGGCATTGTTCCAACAAAGGGTATCGAAGTGACCGCTTTGGATTTGCATTTCACTGATGAACAGATTGAATCTTTCCGCATTTACAAAAACGTAAATGTTTATTCTAAAACGCACGGATTAACTGAACAGTTTCAACTATCGAAACTTGAAATTGAATTGTTAAGCCCACAAAACACAAGGATTACAGTCGGGAAAACATTTGAAACGCTCACTGATAAAACATCAATCATTGATGATGAAATGATTGACAAATGGAGTAAGATTTCAAAGACCGCTGACGAAATTAAACTTGAAGTTGTGGACAAGGTTAATAACCTCGAAAGCGAATTAACACAAACAACACATGAAATCAATCTATCTGTTCAGAACCTTAAAACAGAAATTGGGCACACCGTTAGAATTGCTGAAGATGGAGTTACAATCACAAATGCATCTGGTGATACCCTCACTATTGACGGTGGGCAGATTGACGCAAGCAAGATAAAAGCGGAAGAACTTGATGCAAGCAAGATCAATGCTGGTGATTTGAACATGACAGGAACACTTTCATGGTCAGATTTTTCAGACAGTGAAGCGGAAACCGCATTGAAACTTGATGCAAATGGTCTGGTATGTACTGGTTCCGGTGGAAGTGTCACTATCAGCGGAAGCCAAATTGACGCAAGCGGGATAAACGCAGAACAAATAGATGCAAGAAAGATCCATGCAGAAAATCTTGATGCAAGCAAGATCAATGCATCAGACTTGCAATTAACAGGAGTTATCACTTGGGGAGATTTATCAGCGACAGCAAAAAACGAGATTGACAGCACGGCAGAAACAAAAGCAACAAGTGCAGCGGAATCTGCCGTTTCTTCTGTTTCAGCCAAAGCAACAGCCGCACAAGAAAGGGCTGATTCAGCTTATGATTTAGCAGGAACAGCAAACACAACTGCAAATTCCGCAAAAACAACGGCAAATTCAGCAAGTTCAAATGCCAGTTCCGCATTATCAAAAGCAAATAGCGCATACAGTATAGCCAATAGTGCGTATGACAAGGCAGACGCAAACGCCGATACTCTTGCAAGTTTCATTAAAACCGGAACAACGTATATTGATGGTTCAAAAATTTATTCGGATTCTCTTTATGCTTCGTCCATCCACCTTGGCGGTGATTTGACTGTTTACACAACAGAGAAAGGTACAACAGCAGCCGGTAAACTTGGTTACACATCATCAGCGAATGATGGTTCAGCAGGTATGCATATGCAAAAAGGATCAGGTGAAGTTGTTGTTACGGCAAACGGAGCAAAGCTTGTTTACGGAAGTACGTCTAACCAGGTTTATATTTCAAACGGCAACGGAGGAATATTCGCATCTGGCACGCATTATATGTTTCAGCAAGGTGTTTTCCGGAGCAGCAATAAATCTACGCTTGGAAGTGGCTCTGCACTGTGGGGGCAGATTTATTCCACCAATTCTGCAATTTCGACATCGGACGCAAATATGAAAAACAGCATAGAAGATTTGCCTGATAAGTATTTGGATTTGTTTGATGGTCTTGTGCCTAAAAGGTACAAGCTGAATGATGGAACATCTGACAGATATCATGTAGGGTTCATTTCCCAAGAAGTGGAATCTGCAATGGAACCTGCTGGCGTTGATTCTAAGGAATTTGGTGGATTTGTAAAGGATGTAGATAGTGAAACAGGAGAAGATATCTATTTTCTTAGATACGAAGAATTCATCGGAATTCTAGTTGCAAAAATAAAGCAATTGGAAGGCAGGATAAACGATCTTATGAACTGAAAAGGATGGTGAACATGAAAGGTGTAACATTTGGGGAATATCATTCTTTCGATGACCTTCATTTGGTTCTTTCAAAAAAGACAATTGGAACACCAACACCAAAGATTGAAACCATTGACATTCCAGGTGCAGACGGAGTTCTTGATTTAACTGAATTCTTTGGTGATGTGAAATATAACAACCGAACGCTGTCCTTTGATTTTTCCACGTTGGTTCCACAGAAACAGTTTATGGACTTGTTTTCCATTGTCCAAAATGCAATTCATGGGAAAAAAGTGAACATCATTCTTGACGATGATCCTGGATTCTTCTACATCGGCAGACCGAATGTTTCTGCATTCACCAATGAAAAAAACATCGGCCTGATCACCGTGGAAGCGGAATGTGAGCCTTTCAAATACAAGGTGGAAAAGACTGTTGTGAAAGTGGATGTTTCCGGCACGAAAACCATCAGCTTGACAAACAGCAGGAAACGTGCTGTCCCTGAAGTTGTCATCACCACGGACAGCAGCATCCGCATTGAATACAATGGAAGCATTTGGGACTTGGGAAGCGGTTCTTTCACGCTTCCAGAACTGGAACTTGTGGAAGGGGAAAACCCTGTTACCTTGACCGGCGCAGGAACAATCACCTTCACATACCAGGAAGGTTCTTTGTAAGGTGGTGAGTCTATGTACAGTGTTTATTGTGACGGAAGTTTGCTATATCACAGCAAGCTGGAAAGCATGAAGATTTTCAGCCAATCGGTGGAACTGGAAGAAAACAAGACTGGCAGTTTTGACTTCACCATATATCCTGACCATCCCTATTTCAGCCGAATCAAAAAACTGAAGTCAATCATCACTGTGTTCCAGGATGACTTTCTGCTGTTCCGGGGCCGTGTCCTGGATGAAGAAATTGGTTGGAACAACGAAAAGCACATCACATGCGAAGGTGAATTGGCTTTTTTATTGGACAGCATTCAAAGACCGTATGATTTCACGGGCAGCATTTTGGACTTCCTTTCCATGATGATCACCATTCATAATGCCCAGGTGGATGCAGAAAAGCAGTTCACTATTGGGAATGTGACAGTCACGGATCCAAATGATTACATTGTCCGTTCTGATATTGACTATGTGAACACATGGGAAGTCATTGAAAAGAAGCTGCTTGACATTATTGGTGGATACATCGTCATCAGACACGAAGAAGGCATCAACTATCTGGACTATCTGGAAGAAACCAATCTGCTTGCACCACAAACCATCCAGTTTGGGAAAAACCTGCTTGACATGAAAATTGTAAGGAAGGGTGCAGATATTTCCACAGTGATCATCCCTCTTGGTGCGAAGTTGAAGGATGAAGAAGGAAAGGACACAGAAAAACGGTTGACCATTGAAAGCTACAATGGCGGTGTTGACTTCATCCAGGATTCCGATGCCATAGCACAATTTGGAACGATTGTCAAAACGGTTATTTTCGATGATGTGACAGACGCAGGAAACCTGAAGGCCAAAGGACAAGCACATCTTGCTGATTCTGTCAAACAGTGGGAAACCATTGAACTGACGGCGGCTGACCTTGCCACTGTGGGCCAGGACATCACATCCTTCCACCTTGGAACGCAAGTCCGGGTGACATCGAATCCGCATGGCCTGAATCAGCTTTTCCGGGTCAGCAAGCTGTCAATCAAACTGCTTGATCCTGCTGAAAACAAGCTTACTTTAGGAAAGACCGTGCCAGCCTTCAGCACAGCCGTCAAGGGTGTTTCCGATGCACAGCGTGTGATTCTTCAGACCGTGGAGAAGAACGCACATGCTGCATCTGAAGCTGTCTACAACGTGGAACAAAATCTTCTTTCATCTATCTCTGTTGAATCAGACAACATCAAGTCTGTTGTGGCTGAAACCTATGCCCTGAAAGATGAAACAGAATCACTTATTAGTGATGTGCGTTTGGAAGTAACACAGACCAAGGACAGCTTTGACCTTGAATTCATACGGTTCAGGCAGGACATTGAATCTGTGTCGAATGGTACGGATGCACAGTTTGAGGAAATCCGAAAATATATCCGTTTCCCGGATGGCAAGATCTTGCTTGGTGAAGTTGGGAATGAACTGGAATTGCAGGTTAGCAACGACAGAATCAGTTTTCTTCAGGATGGTGCTGAAGTTGCCTATTTCAGCAATCGGAAACTATATGTCACGGACACACATATTCTTCATAGCTTGCAACTTGGGAATTTTGCCTTCATGCCACGGGCAAACGGGAATCTTTCGTTCAAGAAAATATAAGGAATGATAGGCGTTTCTGACCAGAAAGTGAGGTCAGAAACATGGCAACATCAGGAACTATTCAGGAAGCGATTCGGACAGGCTACAGGATCCAGATTGCCTGGACGGTTGATTCTCAGTCTGTCGCAAACAACACATCCACGGTCACAGCAAAGGTGCAACTTGTGTCCACAGGGTCTTCCTATACTATCAATTCAAGTGCCAGCAAATCAGGAAACCTGACCATCAACGGGACAAAGTACACCTTCAATTTCACGGCATCCCTGTCAGGGAACCAGACCAAAACACTGTTCACAAAAACGGTCACGGTGTCACACGCTGCAAACGGCACGAAGACCTGTTCCTTCTCTGCAACTTGTGGTATAAATGTCACTCTGTCCGGTACATATTACGGCAATGTTACGGCATCCGGTTCCGGTGTGTTCAATACCATTGCCAGGGCTTCCACAATCAGCAGTGTTACATCTTCCGTGTCGGTCAATGGCACAAATGCGGTCACTGTGAATATCACCAGTGCGTCATCCAGCTTCACCCACACGGTTGTTTTCAAGTTCGGCAGTTATTCCAAGACCACAACAGGGGTTGGGACATCGACATCCTATGCAATCCCGACATCCTGGTTGAATTCCATTCCTAGTGCCACAAGTGGAACGGCAACGGTCACGGTCACAACATATTCCGGAAGCACGAAGATTGGATCCGCTGTCAGCAAGAACTTCACGCTGACTGTTCCATCCACGGTGATTCCCACAATCAGTGCAGTGAACCTGACAGAAGCGGTGTCCGGCATTGCCGCACAGTTTGGCGGGTATGTCCAGAGCAAGTCCAAGATTGCTGTGAAGATCACGGCGGCAGGTGTCTATTCGTCCACCATCAAGGCATACAAGACCACGATCCAGGGGGCCAATTTCACAGCGGCGTCCTTCACATCTGGATTCCTGACAAAAAGCGGTACATCCACCGTGACCATCACGGTCACAGACAGCCGAGGACGGACTGCAAGTGCCACAAGGAGCATCACGGTGATTGCCTATTCCGTGCCAAAGATCACAAGTTTCCAGGGCTTCAGATGCCTTGCAGACGGCACTGAAAACTATGATGGAACACACCTGAATGCTTCTGTGAACTTCAGTATTTCGCCGGTATCGGACAAAAACACGGCATCCTACATCCTGGAATATAGGTTGAAAAACACGGAAACATGGTCTGCCTTGACAAGTGGGGCGGTTTATGCTTTGAAGAACAACATCATCAGCGAATCCGGGTTCATGTCCGTTGATAGCAGCTATGACATCAGACTTTCTGTCACAGACTTTTTCACAACCGTCAGAAGAACATTTGAAATACCAACGGCATTCACACTGTTGGACTTCAATTCCAGCGGAAAAGGTCTGTCGTTTGGCAAAGTGTCAGAACTGGAAGAAGGCATGGAAATTGATCTTGATATGAGCATATACAGGAATATTTTCATGGGTGGCCCAAAGCGTACTGACGATGAAAAGAATATGTACTTCCAAACAACCGAAACGGCAGGGAATGTCCACAACTGCAAGTTGTACGGTGGTAATGGAAATAGCATAACATCTATAGGGTGCTGGGATACTGTAAGATCACACGGAATCTGGCGGTATCTAAGCAGCACACAGAACCTTGTTTTTGACGCAAATGTGAAGGTAACAAGGGCAAACGGTGGTGATGAATTTATAACAAGTGAACCTGTTGTTCACGGTAGCAGATCTGGCATGGTTAATTTCTCCAATGGTCTTCTGATCCAATGGGGCGTTGAAACCATAACGCCTATAAAGGACACACCGACAGCAAAGGCTGTGACATTCCCGGTTTCCTATACGTCGGTTCCGATGGTTATTACAACAGCAATCACCACAGTTCCTGGAACATCCGTTTCTGGAAACGCATCGGCAAATATTACGGTCACTGGATTTGATGCCTACGTTACGAGAAACGGAACAACCAATACGTCTGTTGGATGGGTCGCAATCGGATATAAAGCATAAAATCACGGGGGTTGAAAGGAATGATTGAAGCTATCATCACTGGTGCTGTTGCTATCGTTGTATGTATGATTAACAACGCATATCAACAGAAACGATCTGACGAACAGCACAATACAACTGTTGCCATGATTGAATATAAACTTGATGAACTATCTAAAAGGGTAGACAAACACAACAACGTTGTTGAAAGGATGTATGCGCTTGAACAAAGCGAAGCAATCACAAAGGAACAGATTAAGGTTGCCAATCACAGAATTGAAGACCTGGAACATGCGGAGAAGGCAGGGGAATAATCCCCTGCCTTCTTTTTTTACTCTACATCAATTATAAATGTTGCTGCATATTTTGTTCCGTCTGTGTCGTACACAGAATAACCCAATTTAAACGGGCCAGCATTGTCAACGCCTATGCAAGCTTGTGCTTTACACGTTGCGCCAACAGGCGTTTCTTGCGGATAGTTGGTTACATCACCAGGGTAGCTATATCCCATAAAACCAGCACTGTCAACGATTGAATCTTCAAGTGATATATACAATCCATCCCAATAACCGGTTTCGTCTTCAAACCCAATGTTTGTATATGTATAATCTACAACATACACCGCAGCGGGTTCTTTTTCGGAATATTCGTTGCGGTCATCTACTTCCGTTACTCCATCAACTGTGAGTGACCACAATCCTTCTACAGTCCATGTCTCGCCAATTTTGAATTCTGTTTGCTCCTTCTCGTCCTGGCCTTCTTTTTCTTCGGTTTCCGTCTGTTTTGTTTCTTCTGCTGTGTTTTCTTGCGCAGATTCTCCACATGCCGTCAGTCCAAAAGCAAGAACAAGACAAATGAGAAGCGCAATGGTTCTTTTATTCATTTATTTCCCTCCTATAAATGTTTCTTGTGGAATATGCTAAATTCATTAAAGCACGGATCAACAAAGAAATATATTGACATTTCAAACAAAAAGTTATTTTTATGTTAAGACACATCTTTTTTGTGATTTTATCACTAGAAGTAAATATATTGTATTTTGTATAATTTTAAAAAACGAAAGGATAAATAAACATGGAAATCACAATTCACAATCCTGAAAATATTTCTGATGAAATCGTTAAAAGGGCAATTGACATGATGGAACAGGAAGAAGGCAGGAAGGTTGTTGAAATCTCCATCAGGCGCACTGGTGAACCTGATGAATACGGAATCCGTCCTGTATTTGAAAAGGTTCCTTTCCGTAGGATCAGAAGAATCACAGGATATTTGGTTGGTGATCTGAACAGATTTAACAACGGGAAACGTGCTGAAGTTATGGATCGTGTGAAACACTCTTGCGGTTGCACAAAGGGCGAGTGATAGAAAAAGGGAAGGCTTTATTGCCCTCCCTTTTTTTATTGATTCAATTTTTTATACATTTCTTCTTTTTCAAGAATACCCATACAATACAGTTCTAGGATGGTTTCTACATAAACAGCCTTCTTTTCCTTGTATTCTTCCTTTGTAATTTTTCCTTCTATTAACATTTCTTCTAATTTTCCTAGTGTGTTCATTCGGCATCTTCCTTTATTTACTGTTTTAATTTTCAGGCACTTGCTATATAATGCTGTTATATCAATGGTTTTTGTGTCGTTGTTATCATGTGAATGACATTAAAATGTCGTATACATGACTATAACCAAGGGCTAAAAAATTTTCAGCCCTTATTTCATATGCACTTCCAGGACAGGGACTTTCTTATTCACGCCATTGTCGATGATATCATATGTGATCTTTTCGATGAAACGTTTCAGGAAGATATTCTTCGTTTTTGCATCAACATCTTCGCTTTTGATACAGTTGATGATTGCATGAAGCGTTGTTATTTGTTCTGAATAGTCAACAGGTGCAGGAGCGTTCTTTTTCGCTTCTGCAATTTTTTCTTTCAATTCATCAATTTTTTTGGTGTACATCTGTTTTCTTTCGATGAATTCATCTTTTGTGTACATCCCATCTTCAGATTCCCACGAATCCATCAGCTTTCTTTTTCGATTCTCAAATTTCACAAGTTCATCTTCCATTGTCTGGATTACAGTTTCGTGCCGGAGCATTTCAGAATGATCTTCCTTTTCTTCCATCTTGATCTTACAATCAAGAATGTCTTTTTCCAAAACTTCAATCAGGGCATCCATTACAACATGTTGGAATATAGAGTTCTTTTTGCAAGACTTTCCGAATGGATGTTGGAATCGTGGTGTTCTGTTGTCTCCATATCGTTGAAAACCAATGGCACGGTCACAATCACAGCAACGCAGGATTCCAGACAGTGGGTTCACAAGTTCTGTGTTCACCTTTGCAGGCGCATTGCTGCCATATATCGTTCTGACTTTCCAGAACTGTTCTTCACTTATGAACCCTTCGTGTTTGCCTTCATAGTGCTGTTCGTTTTCTGAGTTCTTTCTTTTTTTTATAACTTTCCCGGTGATAGGATCCTTCTCTTTTATGGTTTGTTGCCTTCCCCAAGACACCTTGCCGATATAGTGGGCATTGAACAGGATGTCTTTTATAGTTGCCCTGGCCCATTCTCTGCCGCTCCTGGAAGGAACATTCATGATGTTTAACTGGTTCGCAATCCATGATGTAGGTTTCCGTTCTTCCGTGTACCAGTCAAAGATCATCCTTACTATTTTTGATTCTTCTGTCTTTTCAATCAATGTTCTTTCATTTTTGGAACGCTTCACAATTTCAAAACCATAAGGGGGAGAAGGCAGGATATAATTCCCCTCCTTTACAGATTGCAGTTTTCCTGCTTCCAGTCTGCGCTTGATGGTCTTGTACTCCCGGCGAGACATGAACAAACCGAATTCAAAATATTCCTGGTCAAACTCATTGTTTGGATTATATACCTTTGCAGGGGTGATGATGTGTGTATTGCTGAATGTGAAGGCATCTGCAACTTCGCCTTGATCCTTTGTGTTACCACGGGCCAGACGTTCGATTTCAACAACCAAAACGCCTTTATACTTCCCGGCAAACACATCTGCAAGCAGTTTTTGCATTTCCGGCCGCTCATCAATGCTATCACCAGATACCACTTCACGGTATATAGTTACCTGATTCATTGATATGTCATGTTTTGCAGCAAGTGCTTCCAACATGTTTTTGTGCCGTGCAAGGGTTTCACCTTCTCCAAGTGCTTCCATCTCCATGTCTGCCCTTGATTTTCTTAAATACATTGCGTATTGCGGACTTTCTTCCATCGTTACATCCTCCATTCTGATATATGATGCATAATTTCTTCAGCGTTGTTTTCCGTTACTGGATCATGTGGTTCTCCAAAAGAAACCAATATAAGGGTTAAATTTATCTATAATCAACGCTAAAATTATAATACTAAGTATTATGAAAAGGGCAAAACACGTTAAAATGATTGCCTTCTTTCTCCCGTGTGCTATCTCTTGCGCAATTTTAAGTTGTTCTTTTAAAAATTCAATGTCTCGTTTCGTTTCTTCTTCCGTGAACGATTCTATTTCGTTTGATCCTGGACACTCCATTTCTTCTTTCCCGCAGTCCAAAAGCGCACAAAGGATTGGTGCAAATGTAGAATAGTTTACATCTGCGGTATGTGTAGCTTTTGCGGAAAAATGGTTGTCTATCGTTCCTTTTGGAACACCTGATTTTCTTGCAAGTTCTGCGTTTGTTATTCCCCGTGCAATCTTCAACTTTCTGGCCCACAATCTGATTCCCGCAACGTCCATAACAAAAATATTGGGAAAGCAATCTTTCCCCAAACGATTGCAATTCAAGCACTTTTCAAACATAGCGAACCCCCATTGTCATAAAACAAGCAGCTTTTCACTAACGCAAAGCGGAAACTTGGAATCTCCATATTGATGAAACAATCGGTGGATGATAGGCTGAAATCGGGTCAAGGAAATGACCTATCATTCCTTTCTAGCTGGGGTGATTGTTGGCACCAGTCACCCCAGCACCAAAAAATTGCCCGTATCATATTTTACCAGTAAAAATTGTCTTGCTATTTCAAAAAAACTATTTTAGTATAATAGTCAAACAACTAGAACCCATGTTCTGATTTACTCAAAAAGAAGTGGAGAGATCAAAGTGAGCGCAGTTGACAAACTTATAAAATATATAATAGAACTAACACCAGATCAGGTTGACAAAGTAATCAGTCAGCTTCCACAATTGTCCTCATTACTTGAAGAATCATCTCAGCTTTGTCATCAGGAACAGAACGAGCGAATTCAATAAGTCTTCGTTTGTTTTCTGACAACCCATCGTCTTGAACGGTGGGTTTTTCTTTTTCGCTATTTTCAATAATCAAATCAGATCCACGAAGATCCAATGCTAAAGCTAATTTTTGAATGGTACTTCTTTTTATATTTACAACCCTTCCACTTTCATATTTTGCTATAGCGGACTTCTGCAAACCAACAACCTTCCCCAATTCTTCCTGGGTCATGTTTTTTGCTAGTCTGGCCTTCCGTATCTTCTGGCCTATCTCCATTGTTGTGTCACCTCCTGATGTCTTGATAATACACCACGGTTTCCTAAAAAGCAATTATTTTTTAAGAAAAACCCAAAAAAGGTGTTGACTGTTAAAAATTATTGTAGTATAGTAATGGTGTCCAGAAAAGACACTGAATATTTTTTTGACTTAAAAGTGTCTAAAAAAGATACGTTACGACAGGCCACCAGGCCGGAAAGGAAATAGAAAATGACATTAATGCAGCCGTTGGAGGTCGCAAGCCCTCATGAGAAATTGCAGAGCGTGGTCAGCGTGTGCATCAAAACAATCCCGCCCCGGAGGTTACGAGGGCAGAAAGGAAGAATGATGTTCAACAGCAAAGATATTATTGGATGGATTGGCAATATTGCCGTCTTCAGAGAATACGACGGCGGATACATCCTCATTTACTGGCCCTTTGGCTGGAATCGGATTCATATCCATTAAAGCAACTTCTAATCCCGCCCAAGAGGTTACAAGGGGAGAAAGGAAATAGAAATGGAACGCATTAAGTTTGAAAAATAGCAGATCAAATCTATTTATGATGAAGTTGACCTAAGAATGCTTATGCAAATCAATGATAATTCGTTTGAAAACGAGTATGAGATCGTGCAAGAACGCAGAGCCATGCACCAAGGTGTTTATTCTGTTCTTTGTGCTCTTGCAATCAACTTACCTGAAGTACGCCACTGGACAGATGAAATTGAAAGCCAGTTATACGAATAAGCCGAAACGGGGAATTCTCCCTGTCACCGTGAACCGCCCCACACGGTCTGATGATGGCAGGGCAGAAAGCGTGGTGAAAATATGAATAAGAAACTTCTTAGAAGTGTCATGATCTTACATGATGACACAAACGCAGCATTGGCAAAGTATCTTGGCATCACAGAACAGAGCCTTTCCAACAAAATCAATGAGAACGGCACAGAGTTCAAGCAAAGCGAGATTGCCAGAATCAAAGAACGGTACAATTTGGACTGTGACATGGTAGACCGCATTTTTTTTGCAGAAGAAGTGTCTAATTTAGACACATGACATAGAAAGCGAGGAACCAAGATGCCAAGAGAATTTCTTACTGATGACGAAGTGGAACAGGAAATTGAACGCCTGTCCAAGAGTGAAGCCGTGAAACTGGCACGGCGTGAACATCGAATCAAGTATCGCAGAAGACAGCAACTGTACACACTGCGAGCATTTGAAAAGCGTGGGAAGCAGTTAATGAAAGATGGCGTGACAATGGAAGCACTAGACATACTTTCCACACAGATCGACAAAGAAGACACCGCAGACTGAATTCAGAAAGAGGGTTCGCACTATGAAGATCACTGTCTATGATAACTACACCGAATACGACACGGGAAAAGCGATTGTGCGGATCCACCCTGGCAAGCTGACGGCAGAAGAAAGGCGGGCCGTCCTTGAAGATGCCGCAAAGCAGTTTGTCAGAGCATTACAAAAACAAGGGAAAGAAGGTGTGTTGGTTGGTTATAAGAACTGATGATCCAATCCACGATTTCGAGGTTTGGGATGCAGAGCAGAACAGACAGCTTGGACAACTTCCTTGCTGTGCTGACTGTGACCAGCCCATCCAGGACGAAGAAGCCTATTACATAAACGGCGAATGGATCTGTCCGTGTTGCATGGACACATATAGAAAGGTTGTTGGTGAATTTTGCTGATTGCAAGGCCAATTGAACTTAAAGAAGCGAATTCGTTTGTTTTGAGCCTACATAGACACCACAAACCTGTTCACCGGGACAAATTTCGGGTTGCTTGCGTTGATGAATACGGTCAGATGCACGGAGTTATTCAAGCAGGAAGACCTGTTTCCAGAATTCTTGACGATGGAAAAACACTTGAAGTCGTGCGGTGTTGTACAGATGGAACCAAAAACGCTTGCAGTTTCCTTTATTCAAGAATGGCAAGAATAGCAAAAGAAATGGGCTATTCCAAAATAATTACATACATTCTTGATATAGAAGATGGTGTCAGTTTGAAGGCATCAGGATGGAAGAAGGAAGTCGATACACAGGGCGGTAGATCCTGGAACTGTCCAAGTAGACCACGGGAAACGAATGCACCGACTTGTTCAAAACAGCGGTGGTCAAAGAATCTGTAAAGAAGGAATGACAGGCAGCATTTCTTGATCCCAATAATTTTGAAAGGGGTCAAGTTATGAAAGAACTCAAGGAGGAATAACACATGGAGGAAAAAGAATTACACCAACTGGTGAAGGAAGCACATGAAGCAAAACTTCTGAAGATGTTTCTTGCGGACAAACTCACTGATTACAGTGGGATCAAGCATGACGATTTAGAAACCATCTGTTTCATGTTCGGAATCACAAAAGGGGATGTATCCAAATGAAGAACTTTTCAAACGGTGTCCGCTACTACACAAAAGCAGTTGTCGAAATCGGATTCCCTGAAGATGACATATGCTGCTACAGATGCCCCTTGATGGGGATGGAATACAAGTCCGGCAGGGAGTATTGCAAACGAACCGGCGAATATCTCCCTGCTCCACGGGATGTTGTTGGGTTTGAATGTCCGCTGAAATTCGAGGAGGAAAACAATGAACAAACCGATGTTCCGTGACCTAAGAGCGGACGAAATCGAATGCCGTGTGGCCCAGGTGAAACAAACCGGCGTTTCCATTCTGTTATACAAGGATGCCAGAGCGGACATGTCCATCCTGGATGAAACGGTTGGGCCTATGGGCTGGCAAAGACAGCATAGCAGAGACAATGCAAACTGCATTGTTTCCATCTGGGACAAAGAAAAACAGATGTGGATCAGAAAGGAAGATACCGGAAAGGAATCCAACACGGAAGCCGAAAAGGGCCTTGCGTCTGACAGCTTCAAACGGGCTTGCTTCAATTGGGGCATTGGACGGGAACTGTACACAGCACCGTTCATTTGGGTGAAGGCTGAATATTGCCCTGGCCTGAAGCAGAACGGTCAAAGGTTGCAGTGTTTTGACACTTTTGAGGTCGAAAAGATTGTCATTGAAAAAAAGCAGATCAAGGCTGTTTCCATCAAAAATTCCAAGACTGGCAAGCGGGTCTTCGTTTGGCAGGACAAGGAATGGGCAGCGAAAAGAAAGGTGGAATGACTTATTAACAAGGTGATTCTGATTGGTCGCTTGGCTGCGGCCCCTGAAGTTACTTACACCCAGTCCGGCAAGGCTGTTGCAAGATACAGATTGGCGGTTGACCGTCATCGGAAGAAGGATAGTCAGAAGGAAACTGATTTCATCACTTGCGTTGTCTGGGACAAGGGTGCTGAATTCGCTTCCAGTTACCTGCACAAGGGAACCAAGATTGCTGTTGAAGGTCGGATTCATACTGGCAGCTATGAGAAGGACGGTGTGAAGCACTACACCACCGATGTTATTGTTGAACGCCAGGAATTCTGTGAAAGCAAGAATGCCGCACAGACCGTTTCCACTGCTGCTGACAACAATTTAGCATACCTGGAAAACAAAGTTTCCATGTTCGGCAACCAGACCACAAACTTCAGCGAACTGGACGAAGATGACGGTGAATTGCCGTTCTGATGTGAAAGGAGAACCTAAAATGAAGAACGTAAAGAACGCATACCAGGAAAAGAACCGGAAAACCGCAAAGAATCCTACTACCAATTATCGAATGGACAAGCACGAATTCTTTTGCAGACGGTGCTATAACCACAACAAGGGAATCTGTCCCGTTACGAACAGAAAAGTAAAGTCAGCAGATTGCAACATCTGACAAGGCGGTTGAAAACATGACAATGTGGTTGACCACAGAAAGGAATCATTATGAAAGGCTACAAAGCATTTAACAAAGGACTTGTCTGCCGTGGCAAGCAGTACGCAGAAAACACCACGTTTGAAGAAGAAAATGCGGTTGTTTGTTCTAGCGGAATGCACTTCTGCGCGAATCCGTTCGATGTGCTTGATTATTATCCCATGATCAACAGCGACGGAGAATTCAACGATTTCGCACCCGTTGAAGCGCTTGCACCTACCCTGACAGATGACAACAAGAAATTCTGCACAACAAAGCTGAAGATCGGCGCAAAGCTTTCTTTTTCCGGGTTTATCAAGGCGTGTATTGACTTCGCTATTGAAAAAACAACGTTAAGCAACGTTGAAGAAGATATGAAGGATTCTGACGTGGATTCCATGGATTCCGGTAATTCCGCCAAGATTGGCAGTTCCGGGGATTACGCCAAGATTGGCAGTTCCGGGGATTACGCCCAGATTGGCAGTTCCGGGGATTACGCCCAGATTGGAAGTTCCGGTCATTC